TTGATTTTGTAACACAAGAATTGGTGTTATCTAACAACCATTTCTGGATACTAGACCCACCGGTTTTAGGAACGTGTACAAAGACACTATTATAGTCTTTGACAATTACAGCCATTATCTTCTTTTGCCGTTGTGGAAAATATCTTGTTCAGTTATAATCCTAAAAAAGATGCCTTTTTGCTTACAATATGCTCTAGCAGCCTCCCATTTGGCTTGATTAACTATCCAATGTGCTTGGTTATGTCTGCTGCGGCCTAGTTTTTCTTTTACTGTTTGATTTTCTGGTTTTACTTCTATAAGTTCAACTCGTTGTTTTCCTTTCCTATCTGCATATGCAATAAAAAAGTCCGGTACATATATTGTATGTTTTCCGGTTAGAGGATTTCTATATGGAATTTTAATTGCTTCACTTGCCCATTTTGCAACACTAGGATGTTCGTCACAAAATTTCATAAAAGTAAATTCCCAACTACTACGATAAGTTGGTGTCTTAGTCCCTATATATTTTTCAGGGTTTTTGAGAGAATATTTTCCTTGTGCAAATCTACCCATATCATCCTAGTATAAAATATTCCTCTTCTCAAGTTTTTCGTATTTTGATTCTACTTTAAACCCAAGAGTACTAATTTTTTCCCTATCATAATTTAATACATTTGCGACAATATCGCTTAACTGAACATTGGTTAAACCTTTCAGTGTGTCAATAAGTTCAAATACATTTATACTATCAATCTTTGCTTGTTGTAACAGTGCAGTTGCAACAGCAATAGCACTTGATTTTTCAAATCCTCTATTTTCAAAATATCCAATTACTGCATCAACTTCCGAAGCAGGATACTCTATTCTATCAGTGAGATACTTGTTAAAGAATTGTTTTACTTCTCCGGCGCTATCACTTGATGCTTGTTGTGGTAAATTAGATGCCATTATGTATTTCCTAAAGGATTTTTCTGTGCAGAAACAGTACTAGTATTTCCTTGTCCAATTTCTGTAAAGTTATTTACTATTTGATTTGCTAGTTGTCCTATCTTTTGATTACCGTTTTCGATACCGTTATCAACTTGAGTTAATATTGCAGCCTTTTCTGTAGCGTTAAGAGTATCCCAGGTTGTTAAATCTGCTAACGTTTCAGATGTTGTACTAACTGCTCCTATTGCCAAAGCCTTCTTAGCTAGTGTTTCTTTTAGTTCAGGGTTATCATTTAATGTTTGTACTATTTCTGCAGAAGGATATAACTTATCTTCCTTCTGTGTGGTAATTGGTATCGCCTCAGTAGTTTGCGTTCCTGTTCCTCCGCTTTTAGGAAAACTGGTATTTGCAAGTCCACTAACATTGGTTCCTGTTGCTGTTCTAATAGTTTGTCCTGCAACCTGATATGCTTCATTACGTACACTTTCTTTAGTTAACTCTTTTGCATTACCAATTGTTCGAGCTGCTGTAAGTAGTGTTCCGAGGTCAGCTTTTCCACTTGCTATGTCGCCTAGTACACTAGTTCCGCCTGCTAGTACGCCAGCACTACCAAATAAACTTGCAGCACTTCCTGCTGCAATAGGACTAGGTGTATTGTCGTAATGTACAGTACCAAAGCCTTTGGGCGAGTTACCTTCATCAATAGGACCGTCTGCATAAAACACACTTTCATATGCTACAGTCATTGAATTTTGCACTGGGTCTGCGCCGACACTATTTTCTAAGACATCGTGTGCCCAACTTTCGATTATTGGATTAACTAGTGTTAGTGTTAGATATTGATGTCTTGCCATTTGGCTTATTTGTATACTTGTAAAAAACGGCTCGTATTGATTGTTGTCTAAACCAAAGCGATCGCCGTTGCGTGTTTCTCCCATATAGGTATTAAATCTATCATAAGGACGAGCTGTTTGATTAGGTGCACCTGCACCATCTCTACTACCATATGTGCCGTCTGCAAAATAGTAGTTATAGTATGCTGTCCATAATTGAGTAACAATACTATTGTTGTCGTCGTGAAATATGATGCTTACAGGAGCATAATCAATGCGTGTTTGTAAATTCTTTTTGCGGTTATATTTGTTTTTAGTTTCTGTCTGGATGTCAAACTTAGGCATAGTAACACTTTTAACAAGCATATTAACTTCGTTACTATGACGTTGTACCCATCCAGGTAATATCTTGTTTACTACATTTTCATTTAAATTTAATGTAACGTGATATAAAAACTTTTGTTTTGGGGCGAGACGAAAGTTATCGTCAGTATAGAGTCTTGCTGCGTGAGTGTAATCGGCCATATCCCCTTTAGGACTAAGGGCGCCGTTTACTAAATTATCTAAGAATCCATTGAATATATTTGCCATACTAATATTTATCCAATATAATAATGTGCGTATATAAAGAAATAGGGAGCCAGGCTCCCTATATCAATAGACTAATTAATTAGTTTAACTATTAGCTTGTGCCGGTAGCTGCTGCTACTGCTGCAACACTTCTACCAATTGCTGTACCAACGCCGCCGCCTGATGCGCCTTGTGTTTGTATAGCATTGTCGTATTTAATAGTTAGTGCAACTGTTACAGGTTCATTTGCACTGTATGCTAATGAATTGTAGTTTGCACTTTCTAAATAACAACCGTATAGTTCAAAAGTGTCTAGTGCTTCTGGTGCGAAGTTACCGTTACCGCCGTCTAAAATTTCAATTCTAGTTACAAACTTGTAGTCAATACCTGATGCTGCACTAGACTGTTCCATAAAGTCGAACTGTCTTTGTAGTTGTTCACCAACTAGTTTTTGTACTGCACCTGTTGCATCGTCTCTTAAAGTTAATGTAATTGCTTCCCAGGTATGTTTACCTGCAAGATAAACTCTTGAGTTGTATACGTCAACAGTCATTGTCTCGAAGCTTACGTTTGGTCTAGTAACATCCTGTACCTGTTTAGTTAATTCTGTTACTTCTCCTGTACTGACACCAAAGTTTTCCAAGCTCACTCTAAAGCGATATTGTAGTTTTGGCATAAGTAACCCTTGTGTAGAGTTACTTGCGTCAGAAGCTAACGGAACTGTGATTTTTGATAATGATGAAATAGCCATTTACTTTGCTCCTAATTTGTTATATATATTTATCATTTTTACAAGCCTGCTATCTCACCAGTATTTTTAAGTCTGAGTGGAATGTAAACAAACTCAACAGCCTTAACTGGTTCTATCGCTATATCTAAATAAAGCTCGTTTCGATCAATACGTGCTGGAGTGTTGTTACTATTGTCACATACAACTAAGAAGTCGTATAGTGCTCTAGCGCCAACTAGCTCTAGCATTAAGCTCTCTGCTGCCTGCTTGATCTGATCACGTGTGATCTTATCATTAGGTTCAAAGATGTAAGGTTTAGCTAACTTGTTCAATTGTGAACGTAAGTAGATAACCAAACGTGCTACATTGATTCTATCTAATGAACTTGCTGCTCTTGCACGAGTCTTTTGACCGTAGTTAACAAGACCTGCTCCATTGATAAATGTAATTGGGTTAACGTTTACACTGTAAAGTGTGTCACGCTGTCCTTCGTTTAATGCAACTGAAGTAAATTCTCCTTGTGCGTTAACAAATCCTGTTGCTGAAGCATTTGTAATGCCGCCGCGTCTTGTGCCTGCTGGTGCAAACCAAGGATAGCTAACTTGGTCACTTAATGCAATAGTACGTAGCATCATATGACTTGGTGGAACAACAACATTGTTTCCGGCATTGTCACTTGTAAAGCCCCAAGGGTAAAAAATACCTAAGTATTCATCTCTACTAACAAGTCCGTCATCATTGTCTTCAACTGCTAATTTAGTGTTTTGACCCCATTCGTTAAGTGTTGTAGCATCTGATGATAATCTAGCCGGTACATCACCTAATATAAATGCGCTTAGTCCTCTATCGTTATTTAGAGTAATCATTTCACCAATTAGTTCTGGATAACCCGGAGTAGCCATTACATTAAAGATTCTTGATTCGTCATCCCTAATTTCTTGGTTACTGTTCATACCAGCTTGTAATCCTTGTACAACAACTTTACGCTGTGCGTGGCGACCAAATGATCCGCTACCGTCTTCTTGGTTAGCTGACTCAGTGACCCAACGATGTGGATGATAACCACTCATTGATACATCGCCTTGTCTTGCGTTATCAGCAGTAATATCTATAGAATTACGTACAAATTTCTTAACATTAAATCCGCTTCTGCGTAAGTTCCATAGCAACATACCTTGTGGATATAGTGCTGGATCTGGAGCATCCGGATCTAAGTAATCACTTAGTAGTAGGTCTGCAATAGCACCTTCTGTGCTCAATGCACCTGCTGTTGACCAACGTGCATCTGCAAATAATACACCATCTTCTGTAGTTTGATCTGATTTATCAATTAAATCCCAAACTGTAGTTGATGCGTTGTAACGATAAATTGTTGGATAGTTTTCTAAATCTGCTGTACTAATCCAAAGGTCATCGCCGCTTGGTGTTGTAGGTTCGGTTGCCGCAGTAGTAATTTTCGCGCCAGGATGAACGTTTTGGTAACCCTTCCAAGTTGTACCATCGTGTACCATCATATCAACTTCGTCAACTACTGAACTGTACCATAGTGTACCGTCTGCTGTTGTTGAAGTTGGTGCTGTAGCTGAAGCAGTAAATGCTGACAATACTGTCCAGTTACTAATTACTGTTGCTGAAATACCGATATCTGCAAGTGCGCCATCAGTATCAGTAATTTTAACATCACCGCCTTTTGAGTGTGAAATAACAATTCTATTAGTTGCATCAATTGAAGCAACAACACTTGCAAATCCTGCACTGTTAATTGCATCTGCAATTAGTTCTGCGTCAGTAGTTGCACCTGTTGCTACAACACTCATTGTTTTTGATGTGTATGTTGCTACGCCTGGCTTTGTTTCTTGAAGTGTAAATCCGTATGTGCCAGCACTTATTGATGATGCTGTTATTGCACTAGATGTAACTGATGAAGCACCTGCTTTTGATCTGCGGAAGATTTTAAATTCTGCTAGTTCGTCTACTGCTTCTGTCCAGTTTGATTGTACATAAAGATCACCTACTGCAAGATTAATTCCGCCGCCAACTTTATCAAGTGCTAGTAATGCTGCTGCATTACTATCGTAAATTGGTGCAGCAACTAAATCCCATAGTGCTGTGTCTTGGTTCCAAACTTTAACTCTCCAACGTGCGCCGCTGTTTGGCTCAGTTGTTTTAACCCAAACACTTCCTGTTGGGCGAGGCTTAGTTGAAGCTGTCTTCCATTGTGGAACTGATGTATGTGGATCAATTACTAGTTCTGGAATGTAGTATGTACCTGCTGTAATACCAACTTGAGCTAGTAATCCTGTTCCTTCTGCAATTACAATGTTATCTGCATTGCTGCCGTCATTGAATATAGCAAGTTGCCCATCAATGTTTGCTGCTGTAACACCTGCATTTGACAAGTTTGAAACAGCGTTGAATGCTGTAACAACATCGTCTAAAGTTGTTCCGCTTACTGCAACACTTTCGCCATCTACAGTAAATGTGTTTGCTGATGTAATTGTTGTTATCGCGCCGCCTGTTACTGTTGGCACTGTACCTGTCCAAGTAGTTGTTCCTACTTTGACCCAGTTACCTAAATAGTTTTTGTAATATACAGTATACGCTGTAGTTTGTCCTGCAACAACTGCATAGTCACCAATTGCGCCAACTGACCCTTTTGGTACGCCGCCTGTTATTTGAGCTGCATCTGTGATTACAGTTGGTGCTTTGACTCCGAATGCTTGTCCGCCTGTTGATGTTACGGCTGCGCCGTTCCATTCAAAAATACCAAATGATGTCGATGCAGTGTCTACCCAATATGCGCCATCTGCTGGTGCACCTGCGGGAGCATTTGCTGCTGCTTGTAATTCACCTAGGTCTACGTCTGCACGTACAACCCAAGCTCTGTTTGAAACGCCAAGTAATGAGTAAGCTGCTTGTAGCCCGTATTCATTCAGTTCGCCTGCGTGAATAGCATTATTACTTGCGTCAGTGTAAAAAATTGGATCTCCAAAAGTTTCTGTAAGGTCGCGCTGCGAAGTAAGCAAATAAGGTGTACCTGCTTTAGCCTTTGTAGTACCTGGAGCAATACCTGTGCCAGCGCCATTAGTTTTATTTTCGGCGGAAGCAACAAATATCAGTGGAACCGTACCCGGTTCAGCTGGTGTGTAGAAACTTTCGTCTACTACGCTAACCTGTACGCCTGGTGATGTTAGTGCCATATTATTTCTCCTATTAATAGTGTGAGCATTCGTTACTATTATTTAGCCTATATAAAATAAAACACCGTGATATACACCAATAAAAAGGCACCAAAAAGGTGAGCTAAATACATTATGCGACCTTTATGCAAATGTGGCTTGCGTCCTGCCGCTATAAACTATAAAAAAGAGGGCAAAACCTATTATCGTTCATTGTGCGAACGATGTTTACGCAACGGTGTTGGACACGGAATTCCTAAATGGAAACGCACCGGTTATCAAAAAAAAGACAATTGTGAAAAGTGTGGATTTAAAAGTAAGCACTCAGAACAGTTCAATGTGTTTCATATTGACGGTAATCTACAAAACTGTCGACCTAGCAATCTAAAAACAATATGTGCTAACTGTCAACGAGTTCTTCAGAAGGAAGGCATACGTTGGAAACAGGGAGACTTAGTCCCTGATTTTTAAATATTGTTTTCATTAATGTATGTACATTCTTTCTCAAGCGTTGCAGATCACTATTATTGTCAATAGTATAATCACACATCCATTGTTCGATACTCATTGAACTAGGATCTTCTGTAGGTAAATGATCTGTCCTATCTACCCATATAGCATAGTCGAATAATTCTTCGTTTTGCATTGCAAAAAATTCACGCTTATTGCGAAGTCCGCAATAGATATCGTGCTCGGCAAACAGATTACGTCCGAGACGTGCTAAATCATCTTTACAATAATTATGAATCATATCATACCATTCGGTACGATGATTGTGGCGATCTTGATAACACTCTTCTTCGCTAGTATAGCTATACTGCCATTTAAGGTGTTTAAATATAAACAGTTCAGAACAAAATTTTGACGACGATTGGAATGTATATCCGTATGCTTCCAACATCTCACATACCGTATCTTTGCCGTGACGGCCGTGTCCTACAACTAATAACTTTGGTAACACAGACTACTCCTTTTAAACTTTACTTAATTATAGCGTAGTTTGTAGTATATGTCAACCTTTTTCATTTATCATTTCTGCTTCACGAGCTT